AACCAGGGCAACGACAACCCGATGATGCAGGAATTGCATCTCGACCTGATGAACTCCGACTCGCGCGACGCCGTGGAGCGGGTGCAGTCCTTCGGCTTCACCTCGACGCCGCTGCCGCGCGACCAGCAAGACGGCCAGCAGAGCGGCGGCGGCCAGCAGCAGGACCAGGTCAACGGCCAATCGCCGCTGGGCGCGGCGGCCGAAGGCATCTGCCTGTTCATCGGCGGCCAGCGCAATCACCCGGTGTGCATCGGCATCGACGACCGCCGGCACCGGCCCATGGGCCTGCTGCCCGGCGAGAACTCGCAATACGACGACATCGGCCAGATGACGCTGTTGCGCCGCATCGGCACCTTCGTGCTGTCGCTCGACTCGGCCGACCAGAACGGCAACATGGTGAACCGCTTCGCCTCGCTGCGGCACGTGCAGAAGGACAAGCAGCCGCGCCCGGCCGGCGGCAACGGCTCCGGCAATGGCGGCAGCGCTGCGCCGCAAGGACGGGCCGCGACCTCGCCGCCGCCGCCGCCGTTCCAGCACGAGGGCCAGACCGTCAACACCGAGGTGCGCTGCACCGCGACGCGCATCGAGTTCCGGGTCGGCGACAAGGTGGTCGGTTACTACGACGCCACGGCGGATGCCTGGTCCTTCTCCGGCGCCACGCACACCCGGCAGGGCACCAGCACCATCCAAGACAGCGCGCCAACCATAAAGCACAACTGACATGCCGCCAGCCCATCGCCACGGCGACCCTCGCTCCTGCGGCGCCACCACCACGGTGGTCGGGCAATCCTCGACCTTCGTGGAGGGCAAGCTGTGGGCCGTGCAAGGCGACCCGAACAGCCACGGCGCTGGCGCGCTGACCTCCTCGGTCGGCTCCGTGCTCATCGAGGGCAAGGCTGTGATTGTGCACGCGCCGGACAGCGCCGCGCCGGACAATCTGTGCCCGACGCTCAACGGCGCCCATTGCTCGCCGCAGACGGCCGGCGGCTCCGGCTCGACCTACGCGGGAGGCTGAGATGGCAACCGACATCCGCTATCTGCAGCAGCTGGACTTCCCGGCCTATGCCGTGCAGCTGGATTGGCTGCTGTCGCCACTCAACCTGGTCGAGGACGGCTACGACCTGCAGAGCGCCGTCATCATCGCGCTGGGCACCGACGCCTATGCGCCGCCCTCCGAGGAACTGCCGGACATCGACAGCACCGACCGGCGCGGCTGGTGGGGCGACCTGGACGCCGACCTCATCTGGGGCGGCTGGCCGGTCGGCTGCCTGCTGTGGCTCCTGACGCGCGCCAAGATTACCGACGCCAATGCCCGGCAGGGCTCGACGCTCACGCGCATCGACAGCTGGACGCGGGACGCCATGCGGCCTTTCACCGACCGGCTCATCGCCTCGCAAATCGACGTGCAGCCGTCGCTGGGCCTGCCGAACTATCAGCGCATCGACGCCGGCATCACCATTTATCGCGGCCCGGAGAGCGCCATCTCGCTGCGCTACGCCGAACTCTGGGATGACTTGAAAAACCAGACCCTTTTGGAGGGCTGAACCGATGCCTTGGACCACACCGACGCTGCGGCAAGTGCGCACCATGACGCGCGACTACGTGCTCAGCCAGCTGGGCGCCAAGGCGCTCATCCCGAACTCGTCGCTGCGCATCCTGTCCGACTCGCAATCCGGCCTCACCTACCTGACGCTGCTCTATCTCGACTGGCTGTCCAAGCAGCTTCTGCCCGACACCGCCGAGCAGGAGTGGCTCGACCGGCACGGCCAGATTTGGCTGGTCAACGCCGATGGCTCGAAGGGCCGCAAGGCGGCCACCTATGCGGCCGGCACGGTGCAGTTCTCCGGCACTGTCGGCCTGACCGTGCTGGCCGGCACGCAGCTGGCCGGCAGCAACGGCGTGTTCTACCTGACCACCACGCTCGCCGAGATTGGCTCTGACGGCCTGGGGCAGGCCTCGGTGGTGGCGCAGACCGCCGGCTCGACCGGCAACCTGCCGGACGGCACCGCCCTGTCGGTCACCGCCACCAATCTGGGCATCGCCACCACCACCTGCCTGGGCGACATCACCGGCGGCGTCGACACCGAGACGGACGACGAATTGCGCGAGCGGGTGCTGTTCCGCATCCAGAACCCGCCGATGGGCGGCGATGCGGCCGACTACGTGGCCTGGGCGACGGCGGTGCCGGGCGTGACGCGGGCCTGGGCAGCGCCGGAAATCGGTCCCGGCACCATCACCATAAGATTTCTTATGGACGACCTCTATCCCGACAACTATGGCCTGCCGCAGGCCAGCGACATCATCACCGTCTCCGACTACATCAATAGCAAGCGCCCGGTGACGGTGGCCGATTGCTTCGTGATGGCGCCCATCCTGCAGTTCTATTCCATCACCATCTCGAACCTGTCGGTCGACAACGACCAGACGCGGGCCAGCATCGAGGCCAGCATCACCGCCATGGAGAAGGCCCGCTCCAAGCCGGGCCAGACCATGTATCGCTCCTGGGTGGACGAGGCCATCTCGCAAGCCCTGGGCGAGCAATCGCACGAATTGACCTTCACCACCCTGGAGATGCCGGGAGCCGCCTACATGCCGATTTGCGACACCATCCTCTATGAATAGGCCGTCGCCCAGGCCGTTCGGCAACCCCTGGGTTTTCGGGGCGGCCATCTTTGTCCTGGTGCTCGTCGTCATCGCCCTCATGAAATGGGTGTCTGGGCAATGAGCGACCGGCATCTCACCCGCACGGGCGACGACTACGCCGAGGCCTTGCAGGAACTGCTGCCCATCGGGCCGGCGTGGCCGCGCGACATCGACGGCGTGCTGATGACGGTGCTGCGCGGCCTGTGCCAAATATGGGGCGACTTCGAAAACAGCGCCTCGCTGCTCTTGGAGGTGGAGAGCGACCCGCGCTTGACCATCCAGATGCTTCCCGATTGGGAGCGCAATTGGGGCCTGCCGGACGAATGCTACACGGCGCCGCTGAGCGTCGACGAACGGCAGCGCGCCCTGGTGCAGCGCATGACCATCGAGGGCGCGCAATCGCGCCAGTTCTTCATCGATGTGGCGGCCTACATCGGCTACACGATAACCATCACCGAGTATCGGCCGTTCTTCGTGGCCATGGACGGCTGCGGCGACTGCCGCACCATCGGCAAGAACACCACCGACTTTCACATCACCACCGACACGCCGCTGCGCAATCAGTGGGGCCAGCTCATCGTCGACCCTGGCGGCAATCCGCTGGCGCTGGGCGAGATGTCGGCGTGGCCGAACTACGGCCTGGGGCCGCTGGCCAACCGCTACTACTGGCAGGTGCACGTGTCGACGGCGAAGCTGGTGTGGTTCCGCTGCGCCTCCGGGCAATGCGGCGTCGACCCGCATCTGCGCATCGGATTGGCCGACGACCTGGAGTGCCTGCTCAACCGCTGGAAGCCAGGGCACACGCAAATCATCTTCGACTATTCCGGCCTGTCCGACCCGGACGACCCGATGGCGGGAACGCCCTGAAAAGGAGACGGCGATGCTTTACAACGCTCCCTACGGTGCTGCCGGCAACAACGACCCTTACGTCAACGGCAACCCGACCACCGGCACCATGGGCTCCATCCCGCCGGCCGCGAGCATCGAATTTCCGCAGCGCGAAATCGTGGCGGTCATCCAGTATGCCGCCGACAATGGCCTCATCGACTTCAACAACGTGCCGTGCGGCTCGCCCTCGAACGGCGACCTGACGCAGCTGCTGAAGGCCATCTTCGGCCTGACCAATCAGCACAAGCTGCAGGCCGACCAGACCATCTACATCAATTCCTCGACCGGCGACGACACGCTGGGCGACGGCACCTCGGGCAAGCCTTACCGCAGCTATCAAGTGGCGGTGAACGCGGCGCAGGCGCGCTTCGACCTCAACCAGAAGCACACGCTGACCTTCCACGGCACCGGCACCTTCACCTTCTCCGGCTCGCCCACCAACGTGACGCCTTGCTACATCGCCGGGCAGTTCGCCGGACAGGCCGGTCCAGGCTCGGTCATCTTCGACAACACCAACGCCACCTTTAACACCACGCATGGCACCTGCTTCTATCTGGGCGCGGGCGCCGCCGTGACTATCCTGAACGGCACCTATTCGGCCTCCTGGGACGGCGTCAGCGACAGCCAGGGCGTGGCCATTACGGTGAGCGGCAACGCGACCTGCTTCCATCGCGGCGGCACCTTCAATGCCTGCGACGTGGCGCACTGGTGGAACTACGGCTTCGTCTGGGTCTACGGCAGCTACACCATCGCCGGCAACGCCAAGTATCACATCGTGGCGCAGCCGCAGTCGTCCTGGGGCGCCGGCCAGGGGCCTTACAGCATCAACGTGGTGGGCACGCCGACCTTCCAACTCTTCGCCGACTGCTATGGCGGCAACATCTCCTTCGGCGGCGCCTCGGACGGCGCCAGCTTTTCCGGTGCTGCCAACGGCCAGAAATACTTCATCTCCGGCTACGGCACCATCAGCACCAACGGTCGCGGCGTGAACTTCCTGCCGGGCAGCACGGCCGGCACCATCGCCGCCAACACCGGCAACGGCGAATACACATAGGAGCGGCCCTCATGCCCATGACCACCAACAAGTGGACAGCCACCGACAACTACTGGCTCGACAGCACCGGCCGCGTCTATTCCGGGCCGCTGGGAGCCATCACCGACACCAACGACGCCGGCTATGTCGCCTGGACCGGACAGGGCAACATCGCCACGCCCTGGCCGCTGGACGAGAGCGGCAACGAAACCGACCAGGCGCTGCAGGACGTGCTCACGCCGTGGGGCCTGTATGTGAACATGCACTTCTACACCGGCATTTCGCGCTATGCCCGCTCCACCGCCGGCATCACGGTGGCGGCCATCTCGGCCATCCCGTTCCTGACCACCGATGCGGCCCGCGTGCAGACCAATTCCGCTTACACTTACATCAGCAACAGCCAGCAGTCGGTGCAGTGGAAGATGTCGGACGGCAGCTTCCTGACCCTGACGGCGGCGCAGGTGGGGACGCTGCACGACAGCATCGGGCAATTCATCGAGAACTGCTTCCAGACGGAGAG